TCATAATCCCAACCCTTTCTTCTTGGGTTTTACGATAGTTCTTGGCGGTGGACTAACGGCTAATTTCTGCCGGATTCCACGCAGGTAATCGTTCAGGTCTTTATGCCCTTTGTAGTTGTCGGAGAAGTCGCGGATGCGTCCGGCGAACTTCCTTTCCAATTCCCGATACGCCTTTCTTCCCGCCTCGTCATTGTCGAGCATGCAGTGGATACGTCCATACCCGTGCAGCACATCTATAGCTTTGGAAACATTGGCGGTCGAATTGAGGATGACGTAATCCTGCCTGTCAAGGTCGGGCAAGTTCGAGCAGTTCCTCTTCCGCAACGTGAGGAATGAAAGATAGTCCATCATGCCCTCGAATACAAGGCATTTCTCTCTCGCTTCTCCCTGTTGCCGAATATGGCTGATGTCTTTGGGTGCGACACAGCCTTTGAAAAAACGGTTACGCACTTCAAATCCTCCCGCCACATTCGGAAAACCGATGGCGAAATAGGGCTTGCCGTTATGGGTGAAGTGGAGCTCTTTACATTGCGCCTTTGCCAAAGCGATGTTTATGCCCCGTTCCTGCAAGTATCGGAGCAATGCCGGATGGGTGAGTTCGCCCACCTCCAAATGTTGGAAACTCGGTTCGGATGCCTGCTGGCGAAAAGAGAAAGATATGGGACGGATGTGTGGTGCCTGTTCCGCTATCTTGCCAAGCAGATAAGGCACATGGTCGGATGCGTACAGTACCCCTGCAAGTGCGATGATGTTACCACCTCTTCCCAGTCGTAGGCTCGGTACAGAACGCCTTACTGCCTTTTGGCAGTAGGTTTTCCCGTACCTGCCCCCAAACCGTACTTGCATGTCTCCACGCATACGGCTCTCCGTTGATAACATGACTTTATTTAGCATGGCTGTGTATTTTGGCATAACACTTTTCACAGACAACCAATGTCTTCCTATGCTTTTCAAGCATCAGCCTGTCGCATTCAGTTTTTCCTTTAAGCTGATTTAGCTTTCTGACATGACGCATGACTACAGGTCCGACTTTTCCACATAATTCACATGTTCTCGCATCCAATCGCTCAGTAAGTGTCGGCTGTGGAATTGCGATTGTGTAGGATAAGTCGTTTACCTCCGTATAGTACATTGGTGGTTTACGTTTGAATCCCTCATTATAGAATTTCCTGTACCGTAATTTACCTTTTGCATCCTGATATGGCACTATAATGTCATTCCCAACCTTATATTTGTCAATGACTTTGCTTACAGTGCTATTGGTTTTTCCTGCAATGGTATGGTACATACTGTACTCCATGATGTATCCAAACTTTGAGAGCGCGTATGCCACGTTGTTGGCAATGCAGTAGTAGTTGTAGAACCCTCTGATTTCAGAGTTATATGCCGCCACTATGTCCTCGATTTTCTTCTTCATAAGATTGCCTCTGAACTTTGCAAACCAAACTTGTCGGCCATTTTCTACCTTGTATCTGATGGCGCTGTATTCTTCCAGTTTGTTCCGCACCGTTTCTATGGCGACCTTTAGGACTATCTTACCGTTGTAATAACGGGCTGGCACATTGTTCTTGTCCCGCTTGATAGCATCAGACTTACGGACTGAAACATCGAAGCCAAGAAATTTCGCGGGCTTTTGTGCGTTTGTTATCAATGTCTTTTCCTGTGACAGTTCCAGCTTGAGGTTTTCTTCCATATACTTGGTAATGTCCGACTTGATTTTAACGCACTCTGCCTTGCTTCCGATAACACCAATGAGGAAATCATCTGCGTATCTTACGTATCGAAGCCTTCTGTATGTTTCATCCATACTGTCTCTGCTCTCAATCTTTTGCCTTTCACGTCTCAGTTTCTCATACTCATCCCTAAGCTGTAATCTGACATCTGCATCCTGTATGTTCTTGATGCTTTTAAGGATGCGTTGCATCTTATCGCTAAGTTGCTTGTATTCTTTGGTGATGTGTCTTTCTTTTCCCTTATTGAAGCGTAGGGCGTATTCTTCCATATACTTGTCAAAATTATCAAGATAAATGTTTGCCAGTATAGGACTGATATTACCGCCTTGTGGAGTTCCCTTGTTTGTATTATGAAACTTCCAGTCTTCAATATATCCCGCATTCAACAACTTGCGGATAAGCCTTAGAAATCTATCATCGGCAATCCGTTTCCGCAAAGTTGCAATCAATACATTGTGGTCTATGTTGTCGAAGAATCCTTTAATGTCTCCTTCCACAAACCATTTTGTACCTGTAAATGTCTTTTGGATATGGGTCAATGCGGTATGGCAGCTTCTGTTTGGTCTGAATCCATGTGAGGTGTTTGCAAACACCTCTTCATAGACGGCTTCAAGAATCATGCGCACCACCTCCTGTACAAGTTTGTCCTCAAAGGAAGGAATTCCAAGCGGTCTTTTCTTACCGTTTTTCTTGGGTATGTATATCCTTTTTGCCGGATTAGGCTTGTAAGACTCATCTCTCAAAGATGCAATGACTTTGTTTATTCTTTGAAGACTCATCCGATTGATGGTTTTCCCATCCGTACCGGGTGTCATATTGCCTGGTTTGGCGTAAATACGCTGGTAAGCAACATGAAACATCTCCTCATTGAATAAGATACGGTACAGCCTTTCGAACTTGTAATCCGAAACTTTACCATGCTTGTTTAAAGCTTTTAATACTTGCTCAGGACTTCTCATAATGTCTCACACATTTTCCATTATTTGTATTAAGTTATCTAACTGCTTCCCTTCGCCATGTACAAGGCTTTCCCTTGCTCGGACTACTACGGAAGCTCCGTTCCCATGTCAGATATTCAGGGTCCTATGCCCATAGCCTTACGGCATTCTGATTTAGGGAATCCCCATTTGCTTTCACAATAACTGTTTGGCTCGGCAGACTGTCGGATGCGACTTACGTTCCTATTCCACTTATTGTGGTTGCTCTGAAGCCAGCTCCTGCTCCATTGTAATTTCGGTTTACATGGGGTGCTTCAGCCCGACGTGAATCAAATACCTTTCGTCGGGGCTGGTACGTGTGCAGCAGAACTATCGTTCAACCAATCAGGCTTCATCCTTGTGTCTGTCTTTTCCTCTCGCCATGCAGTCGCAGCTTGGTATTTAGCTGACTAATGACTTTACCGACATGCTTTTGTCACCTTTGGATTTCTCCTCCAGCTAAGTCGTTGAGGATAGGTCTGTTGAACTCTAACCTAATCTCTTGCCATAGAGATATTTATTGTGTAGCCTATATGGGCGCATCATAATCGAACCACAGGTTGCGGTCGGTGTTCACCTTGAACGAGGCTTCCGTTTCCTGACGGAACGGGGATTTATACCACAGGCAGTTTCCCTGTTGCTTTACGGGCGAATAACCCAAACTTTGCAGATAGTCCGCAATTTTGATTTGTTTTGCTTCTTGGATGTTCATGATATAATTTCTATGGATTTGATGATGACTGTAAAAACGTTGATTTGATGAATGAGATATGTATTGTCCTATACGTTAATGCTTTATATTCTCAACATCTTCTCAACAAACCACTCACAAATAGAGAATCCAACAAACTGATGCTGTTTCCCTCTCAACTTTTCTTTTCGATTGTTGAGAATTTGTTGAGAGTGTATGCTGTTTATTATCAGTATGGTTATATCATTATTCATCAATTCAACAAAAAAAGAATAGTATTACAGGGATTCAAGTTGTTCCCTTGTGACGGTGTAGAAACGACCGACTCTTTTTATCGGCTCATATCGGCACTCCCGATTGTAATTGAATTGGTAAGTGGTATATGTAAGCCCGTTAGAGGCAGGAGTAAGTTTCCAACATTCCTGCAATACCTTTCTGACTTGGTGCTTCTCCACCTTTACCTGCGAATGTACCAGCAAAAGAAGAATGTCGTTGTGGCAGAACGAGAATGTGTCCGTGCCGACACTTTCCATAATGTCAAGGATAAGTTCGCACATCTCTATCTCCAATCGGTTGCGGTTGCTGCGGATAATCTTCTGCAAGGCTTCGGTATGCAGCAAAGAGGGCGCAAACCACATACGGCTTTCCTTTTCGGTGGAAAGTTGTCTGTATTGCAGGTAATACAGAAAGGCAGGTATCTCAACTTTCAGCTTTTGCAGGAAGTCTGTGTCATCGGATTGCAGACGGTCTATCTTGCGCACCCAATAGCGTGTTTCACCTGCATCAATGATAACAGGCAGATACTCGTTGTTGGAGCATAGCACGAACTTGGCAAAGAACGCTATCTCGTCACGGTCTTTGCCTTTGGCTTCCACCTTGTAGGAAAGTGTGGTGCTGAGGTTCTTCAACCGCTCGCTGTCCTCCCTGCGGTTGAGCAATACCTCGTCCACCACGATGAGCAGTTTTCCTGCCCAGTCGGAATTGAACTGGCTGCGGAAGTCCTCGTTGGTATTGAAAGTGACATTGTTTTGAAACACAGCTTTCAGGAAGTTCAGGAATGTACTCTTGCCCGTGTTGCGTTCTTCTGATACCAACAGCAGGATAGGCAGTTTCTGCACGGGTTGCAGGTAGAGCAATTGAAGATAGTCCATGCCCAATTCATACTGTTCACCGAAGATATGGCGCACCAATGACCGGATACAGGGAAACTCGCCTTGTTGCGGACGGTGTCCTATCGGCTCGTAGAGGTTCAGGAACTTGTCCACCACGGGACGGTAGTCCACATGGTCGGGGACGGTGCAGAAGCCGTCGTACTTCGGCACGGTGGCGAGATAGTCCTTGCCGTAGTCCTGCCGCAGTGTTTCGTTGTTCCACACGATGCGCTTCTTCACATAGCCTCCGTTCAGACGGGGCTGGTTCACTAACTTGTAGAGGGTAGTACCCACACGGATAAACTCCTCATTTTCAAAGTTGCCTTGTTTCATTAGCACTTCATTTTTTTGTTTAATCAGTGCAAAACTCGGCAATTAGCGCAGAACGGATTAACAACTCACGCATACCTCACGTAAGATTTTCTTGGATTTGGCTTTATGACATACAACAAAAGCCCGAAGAAATGCCATTCTAATGGATTTTTCTTCGGGTTTGTCGTAATCGTACGTATGAATGGCAATACACCTATTCACATACTCGTATAAATACATTGTTGGCAATGGGAATACGCATAGGTCTCACTACTTCATGTCGTCATATCATTAGAACTTATGCCTGATAATTAGACATATCCCAACCATTTATACCCAGCGAAAAGAAGATATTTGTTTTCTCTTTTCGCAAGTACAGCCTTTTAAATATGGCATTGCGCACCTGTTCCGCACCGAAGCTGTCAATGCGGAAAGCAAGTGCGACTATCATCGGAAAGCTGAACACATCGGCATGATACCCGTTCTCCTGCCGAACATACTTCTGTACCTCGTATTCTTTTAATGCTCCACTGTTATAGATGTTTCTGATGGCAGAACGAAGTGTCGGAGCAATTACTCCGAACAGTTCCACCAATTCCGGCTCGCTCATCCAAATGTTTGAGACATTCTCCGGCATGATGATATTGCCGGATTCATTCACTGTTATGCTGTTTCTTCTCATACTCATGACATCGTTATTCCGTTAAACGTCTTACTCAGTTTGTCGCCGAACATGGTCAGGTCGTTGTCGAGCTTCTGCGTGGTTATCTTTGCGTAGAGTTGGGTCGTGACTATATTCGTATGTCCCAACACACGGCTTACGCTTTCAATGGGCATCCCCTTGCTCAAAGCTAATGTTGCGAAGCCATGACGACTGCAATGAAATGATATTGACTTGGTTATGCCACATTCCCTTATCATCCGTTTCAACGGTTTGCAGATAGACCAATAGTTCAAGTCGGGGAATATACGATTGTCTTTCTGCATCGGTCGGTAGCGTTCGACTATCTGCAAGGGTATATCCAGCAGCTTCACTTGGAAGGCGACTTTTGTCTTGTGGCGTTTGGACAATATCCACTTCTCGCCGTTCACCTCCACGATGTTGTCATTCGTCAGTTCCTGAATGTCCACGAATGACAAGACGGTGAAACTGGCAAAGATGAAAATGTCACGGATGTATGCGAGCTTGCTGTCTGCAAACTCATGTGTCATGACCGCTTTCAGTTCATCCTCCGTCAGATATTCCCGTTCTTTCACATTGGGGCTGATATGAAACTGGATGAAAGGATTGCGCGGTATCAACCCGTTATAATGCGCTTTCATGACCACGCCTTTCAGCCACATACAGTTTGCCCATATCGAACCGTTCCGCAATCCGGCTTCAGTCGAGAGGTATGCGGCGAACTCCTTGATGAAATCGGGAGTAAGTTCCAACATGGACATATCGCTGCGTCTGTAAAACGACTTGATAAAGGCGGCTACATGGTTTCTTGCCCGTACACGTGCCCGATAGGTAGCCATTACCCTGTCTTTGCCTACCCGTTTCTTGAACACTTCGTTCTCACGGTCGAATGCTTTTAGCAGCGTCTCATACTCGCTGCCGATTCCCTGATAGGCGTTGCGCACCATCTCAGCCGTAACAAATGCCTCGCGGTCTGAAATGCGCTGGTAATGTTTGATGATTTGCGCCTTGATGTTGTCAAGGGCAAGGTTGATGTCTCGTGCCTCGCGGCTCTTGCCTTTCGCCTTGTTTCCTTTCACGTCCCAAAGCGTTTTCGGGATGTTCTGCTTACAACTGAACTGCGCCACAGTCCCGTTGATTGTCACTCGTCCCATGATGGGGACAATACCGTTTTTCTCCTTGCTGCCGTTCACGTAGAACAGAACCTTGAATGTGCTTCTTGCCATACTCGTTTTTTGTTTGCAAAGTTATTACTCAACGAGTTAGACCTTGATATGCCAACCTGTGCCACAAGCTGCCAAATACAACACGGTGTGTTAAAAATCACCATTCGGCGGGTAATGATTTGGAGACCGTTCTTCTTCATAAATCCGCTTTTCTTTACGTTACCTCGATTTTTCGCCTGTCCTCATTTGTCTTCGCAAACGCCTTATTGACAGGCATTACGAAGACATTTGTCCCTTTTTATTCGTCTTTTCCAGAGATTTATAGTAACATCGCCAATGAGCGAATGTACGAGCCTGTCAAGTCCGTATTCGATACTATCAGTACTGATAAGATAAAGAAAGAAAATTCCATTATTACAAGTATTTCGGATTTGCAATATGTCATTCCCGATCCTGATACGAGAAAGTTTGTTCAAACTATTCTCAGACGTGAAACTTCTGTTGACGAAATAAGGAAAAGACTACATGTTCCCATACTATTGCTTCATGAATGCGATAAGACACAGAAAGCAACTGAGTTGTCAGAGACTTATTTGGAAGAGATTAAGCGATACCATTTGGACCGAGCTGTCAACTATTTCAATATTCAGAACGGTAAGCAAAAGAAACAGAATGTCCATGGCTACGATAATATTCAATTCCATTTGATTCTTTTCCCTGTCCCTAATAAAAATGAGATTGTCAATTGGTTTGTAGAACGAGCTAAACAAATTAAGGAAGATGCTTGATTACGAGATATACTCCGAGTGCGATCAGATTAATGATTTGATTGAGAAGCGAGACTTGGCGACGGCTCGCTGTAAAGTGATCAATTTATTGGATAGAATGCAACAAGACGGGAACCAGTATAATCCTATGGTTAATCATTTCATCCGGGTTGTCGGTCTATTCCCATATATCGATAAAAAGACAGCATCATGGGACGATCAAGTCGTGGTCGAGGCATTCAAAGCAGATGTTGGCGATAAAACACCCGTAACACTGCATAGTGCCCAGTCTCGTGTTTTGAAGCGCCTATTGCTTGGCGAGAATATCGCTGTGAGTGCCCCTACGAGTTTTGGCAAAAGTTTTATCATCGACGCTTTCATTTCAATCAGAAAACCGGACAATGTGGTTATAATCGTTCCAACGATAGCCTTAGCGGATGAAACACGCCGCAGGATTGAACATAAGTTTTCTCGTTTCTATAAGATAATTACTACCACGGATGCCACCATTACAGAAAGAAACATTTTTATCTTTCCGCAAGAACGCAGCTTTGCTTATTTCGATAAGCTTGAAAAGATTGACATGCTCATCGTGGATGAGTTCTACAAGGCAAGTTCCATGTTCGATGACTCCAGAAGTTCCTCTCTGCTAAGTGCGATGATAGAATTGGGGAAAATTTCTCGACAACGGTATTACCTTGCTCCCAACATTCATAAAATTTCTGACAACGTCTTTACCGAAGGAATGCAGTTTATGCGTTTAACGGACTTTAAAACAGTCATTACAAAGGCGGCCCATCTTTATAAGAATTTGCCCAAAAGCGCAGACAAGGAGCAATTTAAAAAAGGACATCTTCTGAAAATTTTACAAAAAAAGAGAGCAAAAACGCTGATCTATGCCGGCAGTTATAAGAATATCGATACAATCTCGAATATCCTTGCCAATGATTTAGCGGTAAAAAAGACCTCACTTCTTCAGGATTTCAACGATTGGCTTAGAGTTAATTATGGACGTAAATTTTCGCTATGCAAGTTAAGTGAAAGAGGAATTGGGGTACATAATGGCAAGATGCACAGATCATTGAGTCAAATACAGGTCAAACTTTTTGAGCAAGAAGAAGGTATTGACACAATGGTTTCCACATCTTCGATTATTGAAGGTGTAAATACTCAAGCCGAACAAGTAGTTGTTTGGTCTAACAAGAATGGCTCGTGCAAGTTTGACTATTTTACTTATAGGAACATCATTGGCCGTGCAGGTCGTATGTTCAAGTATTTTGTGGGAAAGGTGTATTTGTTGGAAGAACCTCCTGTACAAGAAAATACAACCCTCGAGATCGATTTTCCGGAAGAGGTTGTTGAATCTCTGGATTCAGCAAATCCGGGCGTAGAAATCAACGAAGAGCAGAATGACCGTATTAAAGAGTATGAGTCTTTTATGATAAAAGCTTTAGGACGAGAAAACTTCAACAACATCCGTAGGCTCCCTGCTTTCAAATCTTGTGATTCCAAACTCATAAAAACTTTGGTAAGAAAGTTAAAGGCAGACCCTGCCTGGCCCCAAAATTATGCTGCCCTTGCAGCAACTAATACATATAATTGGCGTGAACCTATTAAAGATGTCATTAATCTCCTTGGTGATAAAATGGGAGGATTGATAAAACTTGCTATATGGAAAATGCCAAAGAATTGGTCTCATTCTGTGGCATTCATCTATGATGAATTAGAAAAGGACGGATATAAAATTAGTTACGAAGACTTATTCGCAGCTGAACGTTACCTTTCATACAACTTATGCACAACTTTATCTGTCATTAATATTTTGAAAAAATCTTTCGATCCGGCAGCTCCCGACATATCTCTCTTTATAGGACGGGCATCTAACGCATTCCTTCCAAAACTCGTATATCAACTAGAAGAGTATGGGTTGCCAAGAATGATCAGTCGCAAGATTCAAGATTCTGGTTTAATTAATTTGGAGGATGATACTAAGGAAATTTCTGAAATTATCATACAATTTAAAACAATAAGTCCAAAGAACCTCATTTCAAATCTTAAAGATATAATGCCTTTTGACAAATTTATTATTCAATATTTTTATGAAGGTATCAGTTAAATAGAACGGGATTCTTTTTCTCGTTGAAAACTGTTGCTCCACAATATGCCCAAGCAAAAAGAAATAATATTTTAGAAGAAACCGACCACATCGGGCGGTCCCAAAACTATGGTTATGCCGACAAAAGCGACAGATAAGGACAAGAAATTATAAATCTTGCGCAGTTGGCACTCTCACGCATAAAAAATCACTCGGTAGCAAGGTATTGCCGAAACTTTTGATTATTTTTGCGTTGGATTTGAGGTAACTCCTTTCCAAGACATATTAGAAAAGAAAGAAGCGTTATGCTTATCCTGTACTTGAAAACGTAGGAAGTCTTTAATAATACCTCGTTAATCTATTAATATTCAGAATTATAAATCTTGATCCTGCTTGAATAAGCAACAAAGCAGGCACAAAATCAAGTATTTAAGCAAGTCTTAGGTTTTTTTACTTTGCAGTTGGTTGCAGTCTTTTCATTTGCTGGCATACATAGGCCTGTTTTAACAACGATACTCAACTCGCATACGCTTATTCTCATTTCAGGGCTACGCTAGTAAATCGCATCGCCTATTATTGCAGCCAAAAGAGAAAGGAGACAAAGCACTATTTCATCTTGGATTCTCCGCATCATCTTGTTCTCGGCTATGATTGCTCTTTCCGACATAGGCATACAGAAAAACAAATATGCCTTTCTAAATAGTTTACTTCGGTTTAGCTTATATATGGCTAACCACCCAAACTAAACCGAATTTTCGGCTTTTTCCTCTCTGCATTCTGAAAATATGCAGCCAAAAGAGAAGACATTGTTACTGCGTATTTTCTCTTTTCACTGCAATTTTGTTGGCAATACTCCATAATTTCATGGAAATATCCAATTCAATATGCTCGTCGTATCGAAGGCTGTGCCGGACTGAGGCTCGAACTATATAAGGAGTTAAGCGAGAACCAATCGATCTACTGGATTGGAGAATGTACGATTTTCCAATCTTCGTTCTGTATCGGTCATTGCCTGCTTTGTGGCCGCTTCGAGTATAATATACGTCTACTATATATGTACAATTTCTTCCGATTTGGGTTACCGCCATTGCCGATTATAAAAAGTACCACGGGCTTGCCTGTTGTCCACTGAAAACCCTTTCGGGGGAGCCTAATACCCCAACCGCCTTAAGTCGCTGGGAGGGTTATCCGGATGAATTGCAAGCAAAAGAGATAGTGATGTTATAGTATTAGAGTTAATTTTATTGCCTGCAATATCAGTATTAAAAGAAAAATCATAACTTTGTAAAAAATAAAAAGACTAAATAATGAGAGCGGATAGATTGGAATTATATCGACAAATAGAAGAATCTCGCGGCTCTAAGCTTTTGGTATATATTACAAGCACGAGACAAGGTTTAGAGACGCAGATTGCTAATGATATTTTGCCAAAGGTGTCGGAACATCTGGATAAAATCGGAGATGTAGAAAAGATATCATTATACTTGTACACTAATGGTGGTAATACATTAACTGCATGGAGCTTAGTAAATCTCATACGAAGTTTCTGTAAAAATTTCGAGGTGATTATTCCTGCCAATTGTTTTAGCTCTGGCACTTTGATATGTTTAGGGGCTAATACTCTTATTATGACTAAACAGGCTGTGCTTGGCCCAATTGATCCTAGTATTAATGGTCCGCTAAATCCAATGATACCTGGTATAAATGATCCTAATGCCAAAGTCCCAGTAAGCGTAGAGTTTGTTAATGCTTACATTGAAATGGCGAAGAAAGATTTGGGTATAATCGATCAAAGGCTTATGACCGATATTTTGTTGCATCTATCAGAAAAAATACACCCGCTTACATTAGGACAGGTATATAAATCAAAAAGTCAAATCCAAATGTTGGCTCGAAAATTGATGAGTTGGCAAAGTTTAGGACATGTAAAAGAAGATGCTATTATAAGATTTTTATGTAGCGAATCAGGTAGTCATGACTATTCAATTCGTCGACAAGAGGCTAAAGATAGTTTGGGCTTGAATATTGAGAAACCGACAGATGAGTTATATTCTGTTATAAAACAGATATATGATGATATTAGCAGAGAATTGGAACTTGAAAATCCATATAACCCTGCAATAATGCTTAGTAAGACGGATACACAACCGTATTCATTTAGACGAGGACTAATTGAATCTATTTACAATGGGACAGATGTATATGTAAGTGAAGGAGAGTTGGTTAAACAAATGTTTGCGCCAGCGCCAGGAATTGCTCCTCAGCCCAATATGAGTGATAATAGATTTTTTGAAGGTTGGAAACATGAAAATTGAGATAAAGACAAATTCGCCAATTATTTTGGAGTCTGGATACAACCCTAAAGTTCAGATTTCCACAAGTACATATAGCACAAAGTACTATTACGAGTGCTCCGCAACCAAAAATACAGTAGCTGATATTATAAAAAATAAGACAATCCCAATTTCTGTCACGATTAAAGGATAGCAAATAAACTAAGGGTTGTGATAACACAACCCTTAGTTTATTCATGCTATTTTATAAGTTCCCCATTTTAATGGTCCAACAAATTCTTTGTAAGATTGATCTTATTTGGATAATCGTGTTATCTCTTCACGTATCTGCTCAATTACCTCTTTGTTAGCAATCTCTCCGTCCAAACTGAATACGATGAATACGTTGCCGCCAAATTGCTTTTTGAATGACTCGAAACTCGCTTTCATTCGTTCGGTCAGTGAATAACTGCCGAAATTCGCACTTGCCGTTACCGGTTTAATCTGTATGCCGATACATTTATCGCCGATTTTCGCAATGTAATCGATATCTCCGGCATGATCCAACTCCGGGTCGCTTTCCTCGAATTCGATATCTGAAAATATTTTAGCCAAACCATCGTTGATTACTGATTTTTCACGCAGATACCCGTCGTAAGTGCGATTTATGGTTAAGTTATAGATGTAATCTATGCAATCTTGCTCCGTCAATTCTCTGAATGCAGCTTCCCATTCGGGAATAACGACTTCCTTAATTTTAGCATATAACCTTTCGCCTAACTCTTTTAAACTCTCGACTGTAATTTTCGTCGAGTTCTTGCCTGCCGTATGCGCATTCTCAAAGTACCATTTTTGCCATTCTTCATACGATACGGGCTGACAATCACGAATGAGAGCCATTACAGCACCTACTTTATTCGGACGCGACAGTTGGTATGTCTGGCAAGCGTAATTCAAAACACGCTCTTTCTTGCCGAAATTCATCGAATATTTTTCCATATCCTTATGCGTTTATCAATTTTTCGAACTTGTTTTTATATTTGAAATCGAAAGAATAATCCACCTCCGCCAAGCCGTTCTTCAGCATATGCGCATTGATAAAAGTTTTATTATCTAAATATAAGTAACACAATAAAACATCATTATCATCGTATTTTACGGCATCGTAACGAAGGAATACTTTTCTGCCTTTCGTTTTCTCTATTAGGAACTTAGTCGCATTTCCGTTTACTGACGGTTTTTCTTTGATCCCGAGAAGTCTTATCGTAAGTCCATTATTCAGTATGACGGTATTCGGCGACAATATCGTTTTCACTGAAAAATATTCTTCGCGTTCTTTGCTATTTTTATTTATTTTAGACCCAAATTGTAACTGTTTGATATCTATTTTGCTGTCCATTTTATGCGGGTCGCAGAATAAATAAGGCAGAGTTTTCATTTTATCTTTAATCTCGAATTCCGAATTGTCGCACTCGAATGAATACGACGCGCCATCGAACGATAATGACGAAACGACTTTCTGCTCGTAATACTGTTTGAAGTCGGGATTGATTTCATATCCGATAGAGTTTCTTTGCAGATTGCGAGCCGCTAATGCCGTCGTTCCGCTACCCATAAAAGGATCGAATACTGTTTCCCCCGCGAAAGAGAACATTTTTATCAAACGACGCGGAAGTTCCTCCGGAAACACGGCAATATGCCCGTCTTGCTTTGCACCGCCGAAATTCCAATGCGAAGCGAAATAAGCATTCCATTCCTCTTTCGTCATCTCTGAAAGTTTTTTCTGTTCAACAGTCGGAACGGGGGCTTTGCCTTGTTTCTTGAATATAAGGATAAACTCGTAATCTATCTTGAGAATGCCGTTACGCGGATAGGGAAAACTTCCCATAACAGCCCCGCCGCCAGTCGTATTCATCGTAGTTTGCTTTTGCCATATCACAGCCCCCATATAATCCATTCCGAGCATCTCGCAAAAGCGGATTATTTCCGTTCGGATTGGGATGACCTTATAACGGCCGTAATATACAGATCGGGCGAATTGGTCGCCTATATTGATGCACAACCGACAACCGTCGTGCAGAACACGATAGCACTCAGTCCAAACCGCATTCAAATTGTTTATATAGCTTTCATAGCTGTCATGAAAACCGATTTGTCCATCATTGCCATAATCTTTCAACTGCCAATATGGAGGCGAAGTTATTATAAGATGAACTGAGCGATCTTTTATAAGAGATAAATTTCGGCTATCTCCCTGTATCAATTTATGCGTTGTTTCCATTACTTTCCGTATTACGATTTTCTATTACCATTCGCAATGTCTTATCCACTAAATCTGAATCTTCATGAATTACGGCGAATATCTTGTCTGCTAGCCATAAGCATAACAAATATTCCGTTTCGACATTCAAAACTCGCGATAGCGTTATTACTTGCTCTCGTTTCGCTCTCCGCTCTCCGCGTTCTATCCGACTATACATAGGTACATCGATACCTAATGATATTGCCATTTGACGTTGCAGCAATTTGCGGCTTTCGCGCAACTCTTTTATCTTATTTCCCAATAGCATCTCGAATCGAGTTGTCATTATTTGGCAAATGTAGCGATTTTATTCCTAATAGAAAAGTTATACGGCAGATATATATTACTACCATTATAGACGATGCATTAGTGCTATCTGACATTCTAAATCTTGCTTCGGAATCTTTTTATGATAAATTGTAGATTAGTATTTACGATATTACCCTAAAATAAACTCTGCCGTATAAAAGCAGGGGTTATATATTACTTCCGAATTATATCGGTTACAGGTAAGCAGACTGGGATTGAGAATTTCACTCGACTTTCATTTGATGTACTTCTACCTTCTTGAGATTTTCCACCAACTCCTATAAATGATATTCCTAATTTCCCTTCAACCTTTCCTTCTTCTGACTCAATAACAGTAACTGCAATATCCATATCTATCAATTGTACCCGTCTTTGGATATTAACATGTTCGGGTTGTTTGGGAATACAAAAATCTCCTTGTTCCCCTATTGTAATATTGGGGTTTACGATAACGCCATATCGGTTACATTTTTCAGATGCATCTAATACACCTAATGAAATTTGTTCAATGGTATTGCTTATAAAATCTTTCAGTTCCATATGTTTGGATGTTAATTCAGAACACAAAGGTAATGAATATCGGTGATAAGCTGTCCAAACTTGCCAGTTATTAAGATAGTAAAATTTGTAGATATGAGCAGAATGATAATTTCAATCGAAGTCCAGGACGCTAACATCATCATCAGAGAAAAACGGTTAAGGAACAGTTTGGTTATAAAGACGAAGAAAAGCACTCTTTACGCCTTCGTATTCTTAATTCAGCTTTCCTCTGTAGGAAATGCATACAAGAGATCCATGTAAGGTGTTGAATTTACCGATATTCATCTTGCCAAAGTTTGTAGTTCTTGCTATATATAACACAGGGAAGGAAGGTTGCATGAGAAAACTGTTATCTGTGTATATAGAAATACCGCCCAAAACTCTTGTTCTGAATAGGGTTTTGTCTTAAATACTTACCAATTTGTATTGCTGTCTTGATTATTTTAGGGGGCTTGCTCAATGTCCACGAAAAATCTTTCGGGGTAGCCTAATACCCCAACAGACATTCATCGTCGGGAGCAATGCCATTCAATCTGCAAGCAGAGGCGGTATGATTGTCCGATATTGGGCTGTTCGGATTCGGCAAAACAAGTGAACAAAATGATATCCGCCGCCAGAACAAAACTCATTCATCATACAACAAAATTTGAATAAGAAAAGGGAAATGAGAAAAGAATTTGCAGTGCGATGTTGAAAGATTTTCATATCGAAATGAGTAGGTGGGAATAAGTCATACACGGTCGCAGAACACCCCTATTATAGCCATCATACGAGGTAACTATTCTGCCAATTGTCGTAGTCTCGCAACAGACACCCAAGATAAACACGAGAATACGAGTCCACCTTTTATAAAGAAAATATTCATTTCTTTCCGGATGTATTCATGCGACTTGTCGTCGGCTTTATTTAAGGTTATATATTAAGCCAGCAAAAAGGTTTACTTTGTTTTTCACCTATACGCCCCCACAGTAAAGTAAACTATTTTCTGAACCGAACTCGATTCCGAATCAATCGAACAATCCATTCACGAGATTCACGGCCTCGTCTTTCTTTCGGTTGATGATTTTGGCATACACCTGCGTCATCTTCACGTCTGTATGCCCGAGCAATTTCGAGGTCGTGTATAAGTCTGCGCCGAGCGTCAGCATCATTGTGGCAAATGTATGTCTGGCGGTGTGAAACGAAAACTTCTTATCGATTCCCGCCGCTTTCGCCCAAGGCTTGATCAGAATGTTGATATGCGTCGTAGAAGGCAGGTCGAACACTGCATCTTCTGCGGTCTTCTCGCCCCGCTCGGGCATCCACCGCAATGCTTCGGGTGAAAGAGGGAGGTAAATAGGTTCTTTGGTCTTTTGCATTACGACTTCCAGCCGATACTGACCGTTGTCCACATAGACGTTTCCCCATTTCAGGCCGATTATATCGCTTATCCGCAGACCGCAGAAGCAGGAGAACAGATAGGCCTGTTTCACCGCCTCGTTCTTCATCGGAGTAGCAATCAATGCCCGAAGCTCCTCGATGGTCATATATTCCCGTTTGCTTTCGGGACGACGTATCTTGTCCGAATTGCAGATTTTCGTAAAGGGATTCAGCTTGATTACATCGGCTCGGACGGCAGCGTTCAACGCTCCGTTCAATACCCGATAGTAGTTCTGTGCCGTGAACTTGGAGACGGGCTTTCCTTGCGGGCGGTATTCCGTCAGAAGATAGTCGATATATCCTTGACAAAAGGTTTTATCCACCTGCTCCATCGTTACCCGTTCACCGGCATACTCTTTCAGTATTTGGATAGCGACCTTGATCTGGTGTCCGTCTTTCTTGCCGCGCTTCTGCTGGTTCTCCATGTAAGTATTCATCCAGTCCAGCAGCAGGACAGTTTCCTTGTCGTCGGTACGCTTGATTCCCGCTTCGTCGTTGGTCAGTTCGATGATGCGACGAGACTTGATCGTATTGGCCGCCGTCATGGTCGCTGCATTCCGCTTGCGGGCGTTATCGTCCGTTTCGGGGATGATGTACATCTTGAGATATTCATACGACCGCTTGCCGTTGCGGTATATGTCGAGATACAGGCTCTTGCTGCCGTTGGCCAATTCCTTCATCCGAAGACGAATCGGCTCCTTGACTTTCGCGGGTTTCTTTATTCGGGGCATAATCTCTCTTTTTTACTCGTTCTTCCTGCCGCAAAGGTAGAAAGAATAATCTAAATAGAGAAACAAACAAGAAACAAAAACACACCGAAAAAGAACCGAGCAACTGCAAAGGATGCAAGCAAGTGAAAATGAAATAACCGCTATAATATACTGATATAACGATATTTTATCTTCATTTAATTAGCTTTTATTTTCATTTTCGAATCTTGCTTTATAAATGTAGGAAATTTTCAAATTGGATACAAAGATAGCATAGTGGTTCTCACGCTATAGCGTGGGCTGCTATTGTTACATCTGTATCCAAGGTTTCCTACGACCTTCAAGTAAGAGTGTGGCATACAGTTCCACGCTTCCCATTTTTAACTTTAAAAGGTCCCAAAGGAGCTGTAAGACCACTTAATTTAATTATGGCTATTTCAATGATTGAACGTCGTAGTGCATGGTATGACATCTATGACGAACGTGGAAAAAAACAAAAGACACTCAGCGAAAGTATCGGTGAGGTACTTGGTTGGGCTGCTAATTTTTTCGTTGTAAGGCGAAGCGCATGGTACGATTTATATGATGAATCAGGTAAAAAGTACAAAACGCTTAGTGAATCCATCGGTTCATTTGTGAGTATTTCAGGTGACACTTTCATTGTGAGAAGAAGTGCTTGGCTGGACACCTATGATAGAACTGGTAAAAAGATAAATACCCGCTCTGCATATTAAATGTAAAATAGGGTGTACCAAACATGTACACCCTATTCACATACACTTATAAAATTGTTATTGGAATTTTAAATACAAAATGGACAATCAAACAACTATCGGACGCTTGTTTGGAGAAGATATGATAACTTTCGTTATACCAAGTTATCAAAGAGCTTATTCTTGGAGAGTGGGCAAAGATGGACGTGTTGGTCAGGTTGATATGTTTCTGAATGATATTATCGACCAACCTGATAATTCGAGCTATTTTCTTGGTCATTATCTTTTTGAAAAAACTCAAGGAAATAGATATGAGCTAATTGATGGACAGCAAAGGTTGACTACAACGGTCATCTTTATGAGTTGTTTAGTGAAAGAATTGCGTAAACGTAAGATTGTAAGATTCGATTATAATAATATGCAATATGCTACTGAACAAATATACGAGCGATACCTTCAACCGCGTTATGGAAGCCAAAAGTTTGAGACTGTCCCTGAAGATTCCTCTTTTTTTAACCGATTAATTATTGAATGTGATAGCGATTATAGGATAGAAACTGGAAGAAGATCAGAACGACGTATTCGTGAAGCCTCAAGTTTCTTTGAAGAAAAAATGGCTACACAAACTGAGGAGGGAACTCTTTTTAAGTGGTTTCATGTAATCGACAATGCCATCATAACAACATTTTTATTGAGTGGTGAGTCTGCAAAACTTACGGCAACTCAAATCTTTGCCTTCCAAAATGACCGAGGCTTGGGATTGACTACATTAGAGAAGTTGAAAGCTTTTCTAATGCATCAAATATACAGGAATAATACCACTAATGCAATTAGTAACATCCACTCTGTAGAAGCTAAGTTTGCTTCAATTTACAACTATATTGAAAGACTTGAAACCAAAGAAGATTCAGTCTTAGGATACCATTGTTCGGCATTTCTTTCAAGTTATGATTCTCCATTAGATGCAATAAAAGAAAGTTTGCTTCGTGCTGATGATAAAACGCAGTGGATTAATTCTTTTGTAAGTGAACTATGCTGTTCTTATTCTTTAATGTGTGAAATAGAGAATACTTGGCATCTATTCAATAGCCCCATAGCTGATGTATGTATTCTTGATAAGGCTAATTCAATGCCATTGGTACTCAAACTTTGCCATTATAATAGCAACGGAATAGATGTAAGAAATATTCCAGCTATTGATAACGCACTGAAATTAGTGGAGAAAATATTATTCAAAATGACTTATACACTAGGTGGCTATCGTACCAACAATTTAATATCCATAGCGAAAAAATATAAACCTGATGAATATGACAATCTTATAGCAGACCTTACATACAAGTGCTGCCATGGGTTTAAGGAGTATTGGAATTTTAATGGAGATTGTCTGCGCTACTTCACTGCAAATAAGTATCATTATCGTAGAGAACTGAGATATGTACTCTATAAATATGAAAACTACTTACGTGCTAAGGCACGCCAGCCTTTACTGTCTCCAGATGAATGTACTAATGTATTCCGTGATGTGTCTGTATCGAATACATTAGACCATATTACCCCTCAAACACCTGATTTTGTAGAATATTCCGAAGAATTTTGTAATGAATATCTCAATAATATAGGTAATCTATCGCTTCTTACATGGGGGAATAACTCTGCCAAGAAAAATCACAATCCGGCAAATGATGGTGTAGTGGAGATGTATAATAGTATTTTTTATTCTCACAAAGAGATATATGAGACATTAAAGAGCGAAAAGAAATGGAATGAAATACAAATATCAGAACGCCGAGATAGAATTGTTGCATTTATTAAGGACAATTGGCTAGATTAAAGTAAATGAACTATAAGGATAAATAATATAAACGTCAGAGTCACAATAAAATTACTCAAAATCGCAAATAACACTTTATTCTGCAAGTTATATATATAAGCTGATTATCTACTTTCAGAGTGATAGACTTAGTTAACCCTCTAAAATTGTTGGGTGTTTAAACTTCTTTATTCGTCCTATAAATTTGCAGCGAAAAGAGAAATATGTAGTAAAGTTATCTTCTCTTTTGGCTGTGCATTTATGCAGGGTTGAATGTGGAAATCCATTGAAAAACCAGTTTAGTTTAGTCTATTAGCCTATATATATGCTAAATCAAAGTAAACTAAATTTAGGTAGGCATATTTGCCTTTCCATATGCCTATGACTTGATAGAAATAGTTACCTTTGCGAAGAACAAAATCTAATAAGGATATACCCATAAGACTGACGTTTGTCATTTTCTCTTTTGGCTGCAACAATTCATCAATGCGCTTCAACAATATATTCTCAGAAGAGCGATTAGTTGTCAGGAAAAAATGGCTTGAAAAACACTTTTAGTACGACCAAGTGTAAAGGATGAAACTAAGTGAAATGCGAAAAACGGAGAATCGCTTAAATCCTTGATTTTGTTCCTGTTTTGTTTCCCTTACAAGTTGAACAAAATGCTATTATGATGATATACAAACGATTAATCATTTGTAGAATAACATTTACCAGATTTCCTATCGAGGATTCAGCGAAACACTTTCACTAATCAATATGTCTGTCACCTATTCGATGACAGCACAAAGTTAGGAAATGTTTTTGAATTACAATGCTCTCCGTTGGAGTGTTGCCGTTAATTTTGCCATACAAAGTTCTCTAAAACAAAGTTTCCATGCAATAGCACGCCTTATGGATTCAAAACTTTGTTCTTTACATATTGGGATAGTAGGCTTTGTTCTCAACTTTACGCCTGTATAAACTCTTTAATCGTGGTTTGCAGGTCGTTTGATTCTGCATTTCTCGACTTTACGCCAACACAAAAACAGAAATTAGAGGTTGCAAAATCTTCTCGGAATTGCAAAACCCCTAATCTCTGTAATTTGCATTTTTGCTATGTCGATATGCAGACCGAGTTTTACTCTCCTGCAATCTTCTGTATCACGCCGTCCATGTAGATTGCCTGTCCGCTGGTTGTTCGTCCCCACCAATGGCAACCGAGGGCGTCGATGATTACTTGGTTTTCTCTTTTCAGACGTTCTGCCAGCCAGCTGTCAATCAGCCACCATTCCATCACATCCCCAATAAAGGGATAGATATACTCGGCTGGCAGCAGGTGCTTGTTCAACATTTCATCCACGACTGCGGTTTGATTCGTCTGTACGCAGTTCTCCACTAATCGCCGTGCAGTCATAATAGGTGCTGTTGTGTGGCTATATTGCGTAGCCATCGATTAGCGAATGTCGTGTGGTCTGCCTGTAAACGACGGTTCAGCAAAATGCTCTCGTTTGTCCATCTTACGCTGTACTGTTCCATACCCATATAATCATTACGGTAGTAGTAAGGAATGAACTGCTGGCTTTCTTTGTGCAGGGCGATAATCATTTCAGGGTCACGCATGGCATCTCCATTCTGTTGGCCGTAATGAGCCAGCGAAATGTGGTCGTACTTGTCTGTCTTCTCGATAATCTCGATATGAACAGGCATATACGTACCGTCCGACCGATCAACTTTTGTAGTTTGCAAGGCCAGTAATCCACGCAGGATTTCTGACGCCTTTTTGTCCAATGTTTTCATGGCTTTTTTTATTGATTTCACATTAGACAAGGGGCGGGGGCTTTGATCTGTATCTCTGTTCGTGGACAGTATATATGAAATTTAATCGCTATATTTGTATTGGTTCAAATTGACAATATTTATATGGAATTAGTTATTGGTATTATAGGTATTCTTCTTACTCTGTGGACGATAAAAATGCAGTTCTTCTCAAAACCTAACGAGGAATTGAAACATTTGACCATTCAGTTTATGGCTACTCAAAAATTATCATTACAAGTCCAAGACAATTTAGAAAAATTGATTGTACAATATAATAGTTGGGAATGTGAGATGTTTCCAAATTTCACATATAGAACATGTCTTGAGGAAATGAAATCGTCCTTTAAGACTAATCTATCAGATGATGTATTGAAAACATTTCTACATCAAAATCCGTCCAAACCCACAATACTTTCAACCATTAAGAGTTTAGAAGTTCAACACGAAAATCTTATGCAACTCCAAGCAAATCTTAATTTAATTCGTAAGCAAATGGCTAATGATGAATAAGGATTACTTTGCAATCATCCTATCCCTTATAATCGTTATGCAGGCCGTTGTCTTGCCGTCAATCTTGGGTGTGGTCTGCTTTACCTCGTATCATTTATTGAGGTCGTTTGCCTTTGCAGTCTGCTTTATCCCCAAATCATCGTAAATGCGTTGCAATTCTGCTTTGACCTTACTTTTGGTAATAGGTGTCTGCTTTTGAAAGGTCGTGTTTATCATCTTCACGATTTTATACTCGGTAGATGCTGGCTGGCGTTTCATCAATTCCCTCTTGATATTGCCTACATGGTATTTTAACGCCTGTACCTTGTTCATTCCCAACTCGTCGTAAGCCTGCTTTACCAATGGATATTTAACAGCTATTTGAGCGCATAAATCCTCGTGGCTCTCCAACGAAAAGAATGGCTTGGTCGTTTTCAGACGGTGGTATTCATCGAACAAGTCTTTGAGCGTAACCCTTGCGTTGGTCTTGTTCTCTATCTTCTCCATAATCTCGCTGAACGTGTGGCGGGTTATCGTGTAACCGTTTCGTTGCAGTTCATTCGTAAGGTTTACATAGGTTCTGTAAATATGACGGCAGATTTTGAAATTCACAATATCCATATTGGCGAGGTTCTTATCCACGATAAGGCGATTATCTTCTATCCTTACATATTGTTCGTTGATATATTTGATTTTCGATAAGGTCTTTTCCCGTGCCGTTTCACTCAATCCATTTATCTCCTTGGCATAATCTACCGCTTCTGCAAACACTTTCTTTGTCGATGCCACGAATTCATCGAGGGTAACATCACGGCTGTACTTGGTCGTGGAATAGACATGGATAATCTCGCCTTTGTATTTGGAATCCCGTAAGCGTCCACAAATCTGTGTAAACAAGGTCGAAATATCCAGGAGCGTATTGGACTTGTTGCCGTCGCTAACGATGAATGTAACGCCGTTCTCGTCGTAAATATCGCAACCCTCAAAACAGGTAGAGGTATAGAAGTTGATTTTCTTCACGGGATCTGACGGCTGACCGATGGGATAATCCTTGCCCAACTTGCGTTGGTTATTCTCTCCATTGTCCCCGCTAACCGAACAGACCACTTTAACCTGTTCGGGAGTGAGTTTTGCAAGGTCGATTACTTTTGCAGTAAACTCCACGCTGTTTACGAAGATATGCAGGTTATGGGGTAAGCCGTTATCTAATACCTTGCGGCACTCCTTGACGATATACTGTGCAGGCTTGGATGTTTGGCGGGAACGGATTTTGACCTCTTGCAGATGCGGTCAGTTGATTTCGAAAACAGGCAGGTGTTTCAACTCCTCTAAAACATACTCCTGCTCAATAGGGGTAGCTGTCATATAAGTTGCCTTATCGAATTTAGCGGCTTCTGCAAGTAAATTCTTAATGGCGTTATGACGGAACGAATAGGAGTTGAACAGTACGTGTCATTCATCCACCAGCAGGAAAGTATCTTTATAAGGGTCTATGCCGATACTTTGCAATGCTTTAATAGTTCGTGGCAGGGAATCGTATGTAACAGCTATCTTTAATGGAGAATGGTTCTGTGCATAGTCGATAATGTCCTGCGCTCCAATACCCTCGTAAACGCCCAGTACAGAAATATCATCTTTGCGGTAGATGGTCTTGTTCTTTACCAATGCCACGTAAGGCATGGCGATAATGGTTGGAATGGAGTTAGGGATAGCCAACTCGGTAGCACCGCAACCTGTCTGCTTCTTGTTGAACAGGCAGTTAGTGGGAATCTCAGTCAGAAAGTCTGACAAGTAAGTTGCGCCAGCGGGAGCGTTAATTGTTCAATTTTGATTGGCAATGCTATTTGTATTCATAAATAGTTGATTATTAATTGTGTTATATATCTTTTACCTATTCCCTCTTTAATGGGAATCTCTTTCAATCTTCCATATTTTTTGATTCTGAATCTATACTTATAAAGGAAATCTTCATTTCACACTCAAAAAATGTGGTAACACAACGCAAAAGAAAGAGCAGATAATGTCTGCTCTCCATGAATGAACACAATTTGTATCGAGTGGAAGTAGTCCTGCTGAATTGCTTTACAAAGATAGGAAAAGTTCAATTAAAAATCAAATAATTTAATAAATATTTTGAAATAATTTTCCAGATTATTTTGCTCTGGTGAAAAGCCTCGTCATCGACAGAATAAACACCAGAAACAGACCTCCTTCAAAACCACATATAATTGGAGCCGCACCTGCATTTTGTTCTAAAAACCCTATAAAACACGTTTTTTTGTTCTAATAGGTAGGTAAAACATTGTTTTCGTGAACTAACAGAACAATTTTATATGCTATTTTGTTCTAATAGTTCGATGATTGTAATTCTTGCAGGCTTTCACTATCTTTGAGAAACTGAAAACTTTGTAATTATGGGCTATACAATTCCCGAACATAGCAGCGATGAGGTAATGGAGTATGTTATCAAACTCAATGACCGATTCAGTTGCATTGATGATGAATATTATGATAATGGATGGGATTTACATTTTCTCAACCGATTGAAAAATGGTAAAATAGACCCGCCGTTCAAGTATGAAGCGTTTCTCGACAATGAAGATATTATCGCCACGTTAGAGGGTTACGAATTGGATGTCGAGAAATTCTGGTTTGTCTTGCTCTTTATCTACGACATGACGATGGATAGGGCATTGAGTTCGGCCGAATTCAGAAAATCGGATTACGAGGTGCTGACAGAAATTAAGGAGTATCTTGAAAAGCACGCTAACGCCCGCCTTTACTTATCCGATGATAGGGAGATACCGAAAGACAACCGTTGTGAAACCAACAATCCTGTTATAATAGGTCAGATGCTCAAATATGTCAAGAGGTACCTTGCACGATTTGAAAGACGCCCCGAACAAAAAGAATGGGTAAGCACGAGTTTCCACAGAGGATTCGACAAATCACTCAGTTCAACCCATCAACAGGTTTTTATGTACAATCAATTCAAAACTTTGTTCGATGCACTTAAACTGCCTGAAAAACGAGCTAAGAAAGGAGAAACAGTATCGTACAGCAAGATGTTACTTGCATCTCGGCTAATCTATTTCTGCCGTATTACAAAAAACGAATCCTTTACAGTCGATAGTTCCTCGTTGAAAGGTGTTCTAAAAGATTATGCCAATTACCCCTTTGACGAAACGCCAAAAGTATACAGATAATAAGGGAGAGTAAGATTGGGAAATTTTACTCCCTAATGAGGATTGGATTTTTGCCGAGCTTTGTAGTGTCGAAAGGGATAAGCCTGACGACCTGCAAGCCCTCGGGCAAGGCAAGCAGCATAACTGATGCCCCTCCGCAAAGGACGGAGTAATACACAGCTATGAAAAAGATGAACATCTCCATCGACAACGAAGCACGTCAGTTCGCATTTGTGAAAGGCAACCGCCCGACCAACGCCAAGACGGTGAAAGCCAAAGAGACTTCGATCAAGGAACACGGGCAGTTGTCGCCTATCACAGTCGCCAAAGGAGAGGATGTCTTGAACTCAGGGGGGCATCTGGTAGACCTCGATGGGAACGACATTCCCGATGATCAGACCGAAAACTATTATGCCGTGCTGGACGGTCAGCACAGATTGAGGGCTTATCTGAACTTGGGGCTGAATCTGGATGACCTCGTAATTTGTGAACCGCTGAATGTCGAAATGTCGATTGCAGCACTGATTGCAGAAATGAATATCTGCACAAAGACGTGGACAGGTACGGATTATATGGCGGCTCCTGCAATGATGCTTGTCAATAAAAATGAGGTCTTTGAATTTGCGATGTACCTCCGTAGCAAAGGCTGTCCGCTGGCAACCATCTCTCTCTGGTGTACGGGAGCAAACTCCCTCAAGCCGAAAGACCTTGTGGCCTGTGTCAAGAGTAGGGAACTGCCCAAAGCATTTGTAGAGGCAGGATGGTACGAACGAAGTGTCAAATGGTATGAGGCCGCGCAAGGCAAATTTCCAGATACGTTCTTGGCCAAAAAGTACCTGATTACCCACCTCTCCAAGAAATTCAGCAATGCGGCAGACCCTACGGCGTTTACTGTTCAGATGGTGGAGCAAATCAATCGACTGACTGCCGAACAAGCGCAAGAGATTATGAAACCCCAGACAGGAGAGGGGCTGTCACGGGAACAAGCCACATATGATATGCTGGAAAAACACCTCGGATAATGAGGAGGCTACCCATCATTAGGAAAAAGGAGGTCGGTTACCATATTGGCCGCCGACCTCTAAACTCCTATAACAAGTGCTGCATTGCCGCGTCTATTTGGCTGTTCTCAAACGAATCCAAATAGATTTGAGTGGTGGATAAATCGGAGTGCCCCAGCGATTCGGAAATCAAGGCTACGCTTACTCCTGACCTCTTTAAGACGGTTGCGTAAGTATGGCGGGCGGTGTAGGTTGTTAATGGCGTGTGCAGTCCTATCTCCTCACTCAATTCGTGCAGGCGTTTATTTACATGTTTCAACGTTTTCTTAACGCGTTCCAATATCTGCTTCTCGGTCGTGTGAATTTGGCGGTCAAGGATTGGAAACAGATAATCTTCCTCTACTTGGTCGGTGTGGTACTTGTCGATGATTTCCTGTGCCTGTTCCGTAAGGCAGCAGTTCATCATCTTACCCGTCTTGCGTCTTGCATAGTAGATGCGTCCATTGTCGATGTCTCCATAAGTCAGCAGGGCAATGTCTTTGAAATTGATTCCAGCCATGAAATAAGAGAACAGAAAGATGTCTTTGGCAAGTTGGGTGTAAAAGTCCCTGTCCGATAAATCCAACTCAATCAGTTTGTGGATGTCCTCTTTCGTGATAGCACGCTTGCGTGTGTTCGTCCACAAGCTGCCCACTTTGAACTGCTGGAAAGGATTCAATTTAGGCACGAATACACCCTCTGAAACAGCCTTATTATAGACGGCTTTCAGTACGCTGAACTTGGTCGCAAGGCTGTTGTTTACGTTGCCACGCTGACGCAGGAAGATTTCAAATTCCCTTAAATAAGTCAAATCCAATTCCTCAAAGCGCATATTGACCGAGCGGAATTGCGACATAAGGGCAAGTGTTACCTCGTGTTTGCTGGCGGAACCGTACTTTTCAACTTTTTCCAAGCGTTCGATAACCTGTTTGAAAAAGTCCCCTACGGTGCAGTTGATTCGTTTGCCGTTCTGTTCAAAAAGATTATCGAACGTAACGGGGATTTCCAGCACCTCCAACTTTTTGATTTTCTTTTCGTATTCTCTTATTTTGGAGGTGATTTGAAACTGTATTTCTGCTCTATCGGGGCAGTCGGTGGTAGGTTGTTGTTTCTCAAAATCCCAATGCTCCAGCGCAACGGATATGCCCAATCCTACGAACTTACGGCAGCGGTCATGGGTAAAAACAAGAGCAAGAGGGGCTAAATGGTTTCTGTTGATAGCGTCTTTGCGACATACAACGTTGATTGTCAT